AAAATGGTAAAGAGTGGACTATTAACGGAGGGAAGTTTTGCTTTTACTGTAACCGACGACAAGGAAGAATTAAAGGACGGTGTACCGCACCGAACTATTACGGGTATAGGCAAATTATTTGACGTGGCAATATGCCCTAATGGGGCTTATGGCGATTTAACCGAAATTTACGCAAGATCCTTTGAATTGCTGGAGAGCAATAAAAAAGGCAAGGCGGAGGCTTTGAAACGTTGCAAAATTTTAAGGTTAAAGAATAGAAATAAAATTAAATTAATGGAGGGCTACAAACAATGAGCGTAAAAGAAACATTGCAAAGAACGGCTAATAATCGCAAAGCCGAAATTACTAAACGTAATGAAGAATTAGACAAAATTAAGGCTCGTTTAGATGCGTTAGAAAAACTTAACGACACAAGCGACGACGAGGAAGAATTAAAAGCAGCTGGCGAAGAATTAGACGCATTAAATGCAAAAAAAGCGGAGTTAGAGGCTGAAATTGCCGAAAAACAAGCGGAATTAGACGAAGTTAACGCACAAATTGCGGAACTTGACGAGCCAGCGGGCAAACAACCACAAAGAAATAAATTAGGGTTTATGAAACAAGAAGAAAGAAACGGAGGAAAACAAACAATGAATAACCAAGAAATGGAAACAAGAGCAAAAGAATTTGCAACAAGCGGAAAAATGACAATTTCAAATGCTGAAACTAGAGCAATGTTAGTTTCAAGCGGTAAAATCGCAACGCCTACTGGTGTTAAAGAAACTATTAACGAATTAAATAACGAAGTATCAAGCATTGTTGATATGGTAGACATTGTAGACTGTGAGGGAATGGGATCTAACAAGATATCTTATGAATTTACAGCCCCAACAGCTGGCGAAACAGCCGAGGGTGTAGCATATCAAGCTGGCGAAACTGTAGTAGATTTTGTAACAACAACACCTAAAACAGTTACAGTAATTTCTCAAATTAGTAAGCAAGTAAAAAAACAAAGCCCAGTTAAATATCAAGAAAAAGTACAAAAGAACGCATTAGTTGCTTTACGTAAAAAAGTAAGTGCTATTATCGTTGATAAATTAAGTAAATCTGCTCTATGTGTAAAAATGAATGATTTAACAAAAATTGACGAAAAAACTTTACGTGCAGTTGCTTTAAATTATGGCGGCGACGAAAACGTAACTGGTAATGCAACATTATTCTTAAATAAACAAACATTAGTAGCATTAGGAGACGTAAGAGGAGCTAACGAAAAGAAAGCTGTTTATGAAATTACACCAAATGCATCTAACCCAAATAAAGGTATTATTAAAGACGGTGGGTTATCAGTTGAGTATGTATTAAACTCTAATGTTGCTGCTAATACATTAATTTATGGACAAGCATTAAAATTTGAGTTAGACGTTTACAGCGATTACGAAATTAAAGTAAGTGAAGATTTCGCATTTGACAAAGGTATGTTAACAATTAGAGGCGACGTAGAATTAGACGGCGACGTAGTATTTAAAGACGGCTTTGTTATTGCAACTATTGGAGCTGCAGCTTAAAAAATTAAATAACCGTGCCTCACGTGTTTCACGTGTCCCCTTTCCACGTGGGGCGCTCCTTAATAGGAGGTTGATAAAATGACACAAAAAGAAATAGTAGCAAATATGAGTAACCTAGCCGATAGCGGACAAGATACATTTGTAGAAAATTATAAAGAATTGGCTAAACAAATGTTATACGAACAAGGTATAAGCAATAGATACCTTGAGAGTGACAAAGCAGCATATATTTTAGGCAAAGCTGTTACGGATCTGATCGAGGACGGAAATTTAAGTAAAACAACTGTTGATTTTTTAAAAACATTAAGGGTTAACCACCCTCACAGTGAGGACGTGGAAAGCAATGTATAAACCAGCTAATATTAGAGAGTTTGTTACTGCAGCAACGCTTAATAAAGTTGTTGAGGTTGAAGTAAACGGGCGTATTACTAAACAAAAACAAACCGTAAAAACTTTACGAGGCAAGTTTAAGCAAAAAGGGACAGTTGAAATAAACGCCAACGGGTTAACAGTTATTAACGATAGAACAAGTTTTACAACTTGGTATAGCAATGATATAGAGGCACACGACATACTAACAATTAACGGTGCGGACTATCAAATAATAGGAACGCCCGAAAACGTAGAGATGCGAGGGCGTTATATTATTTTGACATTAGATAAAATTAGCGGTGGTGCTTAATGGCTCAAAAAGGGTTTAGTTTAAACTTTGACGGGTTTTTAGATCTTGCTAGAGATATTGAAAATTTAGGCGACGGCTATTTACAAAAGGCGGTAGATAATGCTTTTACTGCATCTAAAGAGTACGTTAATAATGAAGTATCAAAAGCAATGGACAACAGCCGTTATAATTTTGACGGTACGGGCTACTCACAAGGTAAAGCTAAAGCATCTTTAAAAGAAGTAGAAAAAATGCCCGTAGAATGGACTGGAACAGTTGCAAAGGCTTATGTAGGTGTAAGGACTAGAGACGCCCTAGAGGTTTTGTTTTTAGGCTATGGTACCCCTCATTTAGTAGCCGATACAAAATTAATAAATGCTATCAAAGTTAAAGGCAAAGTTAAAAAAAAGAAGTAGAAAAAATACAAAGTGAAGAATTTAACAAGGTAATAGAGGAGGCGTTAAACAATGGTTAATATAAAGGACGATTTACATTTATTGATAAAGAATAGACCAGTATATTACGAGGGCGACGCACCCGAAAAATTACCTAATGAGTATTATACAGTAAGTGAGGACGATACAAGCGACAATTTAAGCGCCGATAATAAGGCGCTAGAGCATCTTTACGAGTTTACCCTAAAATGGTACACGAATGATGCTAAAACGCTGTACACGGGCTTACAAGAGGCTATAACCCTATTAAAAAGCAAAGGCTATTTAATTGAGGGTGTAGGGCGAAAAAGCGCAACCTATAAAAATACTTGGTTAAGTAGAGAGGTTGACGTTTCAAAAATAGACTATTTATAGGAGGACAAACAAAATGAAGCAATTTAGAGGTTGTAGTAGAGTTTATACAGCTGACTATTCTTATGATGCTGAAACTGGCAAAATTGAATTTGGCACCCCAGTAAGAGCAGTAAGCGTTAAAAATATTTCAAGAGAAATTAGCGACGATAAAGAAGAGGTATGGGCTGATAACGCATTAGACGACACTAATTATAGTGGCACTGTGGTTAATCGTAACTTTGGCTTTACTCGAATTGATCCAGTAAATGAAAACGACTGGCTAGGTAATACAAGCGTAACGTATGGGAAGAAAACAGTTTACGGTACTGCAGCTGACGGCTCGGCTAGACCGTATAAAGCGTGGGGGTACGCTTTACACGACGGCAACCCCGACAAGCCTTGTTTATTAGTATGGGCTTTTAGAGGAATAGTTAACTCAATTTCTCAAGTAGCTAATACTATTGACCGTGGAACTAGTAGCGAGGGGCAAGAGGCACAAGTTTCTTTTTACACTCCCGAAGTTGCGTGGACTAAAACGGGCAAGAAAGAGTTAGACATTACATTACCTATTGACGAAAACACAACAGCGGAAGAAATCGAAAAATGGTTTGAGCAAGTTGTGACTTATGATAATTTCGGTACTATTTACCCAACACAACAATAATATGGGTTAACTAAAGGAGGCACACTATGCAAGCGGTATTAAGAATTTATAATAGCATTGAAGACCAAGAGCCAAGTAAGGTGTTTACTTGTTATCGTACAACAATGGGAATTAACAACAAACTAGAGGCTTTAACGGAAGAAATCAATTTATATGATAAAGACATTAAGGCAAAGCTAGAGTTAATAACTGAAAATACGGCTGACGAGGAAATAGAACAAATAAAAGACGAAATAAAGAAAACACGCG